GTCAAAATAACGGGCATCTCGAACTCTGTTGTCTATCTTAGTTGCCAGAGCAATTAACTCATCCAAGTTAGTAATGTTTAAACCTTCGAGTTCGTCTCCGTATAACCCATAGTCGCGCAGCAGATCTTTTGCAAAATTTGAAATTCGTTGTTCTTCTGCCGCTCTAGCTGCTCGAATTGAATTAATCTCATTAGCTATTCCACGGTCATTTATGTTAAAACCAAGCTGGTCGTACAGTGGATCGTTCTTCGCTATTAGTTCGGCTTCACCTGTTAGTCGATAAAAATCATCTTCAAGGTCGGCCAAAGCGCGGGTATCTGTTATACCCAACCGACCCAAGTTACGGTCAAGCTGGTCGAGATCAAGACCAAGGCTGTCGGCTAGAGCATTATAGGCTTTTTCTTTTTCAGCCCTCTCGTCAGCCAGACCCTCTCCGCTTTCTATAAGGCCAGTAATTGTATCTTTGAGCGCCCCGAAGTCTGGCAGATCTGCAAGGTCGCCAGTAAAGTCGCCCGTAAAATCTGGCATATCGGGCGTGTCAATCGCTTCGATTTCAGCAAGAAGATCATTAAGACCAGACAAATCATCTTGCACGTCACCAACGGTGTCGCCGTAATAATCTACATATGTTAAGTCGCCGATGTTATCAAGATTACCTAATTGGTCTGAGAAATCTGCAAACTTAGTGTTTAGATCCTCGACAGCCGTGTTGTAATCATCTGCAAGCCCGATGTTTGGGTCTGGTCCTGTATCGACGACCTTATTGTTTTTATTGTTGTCTTTGTCGTTTTTTTTCAAAAACTCTTGGTGCTTGTCGTACGTTTTTTGTGTACGATCCTGATAATCTTCATAGCTTTCGTTATAGTCCCAGTCATCTTTTGAGGTAAAAGACTTCTTTATATCCGTTACTATACCACCCCCAATGCCTGTCGCGTCTCCGCCACTTGTTGGTCTGTCGCTGTCAAATAAACCAAAAAAGTAGGATGGTATTTTTTGTTTTCCTGTTGGAACCCCCGCACCGCCAATCGCTTTAAGAAGCTCGCTTTCAAACTTGTTAATGTACGACAGTTGGTGCGGCTGCCCTGCGATTGTCTTGTGTCTGGGTGCGGTTACGTTTGGCATTGTTTAGTCCTACGAGTTAATGGTGAGCGCGATAATTACTTCTAGGTTTGTGGCACTACTGTCATTTGCGAGATCAAGTGTAAGTTTAATTGGTGCGTTTGTAGCGTTGAGTTCGTAAGGTGTTGGCAAGGTAAAAGTGTTACCAGTTGAGTTAGCTGCAAGGTCTGCTGTCATAACATCGACCCCGTTCGCTTGGACGTTTACATCAATGGTTCCACTGTCTGTTACTGCGCGAATGTGAGTTATTTTTATGTTCTGTTTAAAAATAGATTTTAGGTACGTTCCAGTACCGTTGTTCGGGGCTGCTATAAATACACTTACTGTATCTGAGCCAAGTGCTGTAGGTAGTTGGCTTTCAACAAGGCGGCCAGTGCTATCGAGTTCCGCAACGCCAGATGCTGCACCTTTCTGTGTGATTGGTATCACAGAGGATAAGTCTACAGAAGCATACTGAAGCGCCGTTCCTGTACCGTTTACCTTCACAAACTGGTTGGCGTTTGCTGTGTTAAACGAAGGCAAAGAGCTTTCGGGTGTAGCGTTGATCCATGTAGATTGGCTGCTGTAAAAATGCAGTGTATCGTCTGTCGTGTTAAGCCAGAGGTTGCCTTGTACAGGAACGGGTGTGCTTGAGGACGTTGGCGCGTTGGCGCTTGTGTACAACACAGTTCTGTTGCCTAAGTCTGTTATAAGTGATGCAACTTTAGCTTGAGGGATGTCTCCATCAGCAAAGCCGATTTTGTCAAACCTGATAAGGCCAGTGCTTGTGTTGGCAAAATTCTCCTCAAACATCATACCAGTCACAGCCGTTGCCGAGGTATTCTCGACTGTGATGATTGTTATTGTGTCACTGGTTGTCTGGTTGGCGTTGAAGGTAACGGTATTGTTTGCGGGCTGTGTCGTGTAATCGAAAGAACCGCCTTCTCTCTGCAAGATACCGTTTTTATAAACTTGCAGCTTTGTCGTGTCGTCGTGGACAAAAGAGAACACAGCTTGCGATGTGGCTGGTATAATATCGGATCTTAGAAATCCTGTAATCGCGGTGGCTCTTATTTTGTAGATACTGAGAGTATCACCAACAGTTGCCCCTGCCGTAAGCGTTACCGCACCCGCACCACCTGTTCCCGCTGTCGGACTTGTCGTGTAGGCGTAAGATGAACCCTCTCTTAGCAGCAGACCATTTTTATAAACAATCAACTCATCTGTGGATAGGTGCGCATAATCGAAGACGGTTTGCCCCGCCGTTGCTACATAGTCTGCTCTTGCGTGTATGATAGGTGCGCCGATCTCACCAAAGTCTTGACCGTCTTCACCCCGAAGTTCTGCCAAAGTTGCAAGCGTTTTCCAGCCTTCGCTTGGATCTGTGTATTCACCGACCCTATATTGCAAGCCAGCGCTACTGTCTTTTCGTAGTTCGACAGGGCCATCAAATACGCCATTGTTGTCGAATAGCTTTGCCAGCAACTCGCTGAGTGTGTTGTTTCCATATTCAGCACTGTTTAAGTACCTTACAATACTTTCAAATTCTGCGCTGATGTTTCCCGAACTACCATAGTTCTGGGGGTATTGTTGACGAAGCCTTGCCATGTTTTACGTCCTCACTGTCACCGCCAAGCCGATGATCCTTAAAAGTCCAGAGCCGCTAATACTTCTAATTCGGTATTGTGCGGCCAAATATCTGTGTTGCCACTTACGCTCATACTGTCGTGATAATGGCACACCCTCATAGTGGTTGTCGTCCAAGGTGTTATTTACCTCCACGACAAGCGAACCGAGAAGTTTTCCGTCCAAATCGGTTGCATCAATTTCTAGCTGCCCCTCGCCAGACGCCTGTATTATAAGGCTATTTGTTTCTTTGGTGTCGGTAAGCGAGCCATGCCAAAGGAAGGGGGTAATCATTTCAAGCTGTGGTGTGACTGCATCTTCGTCGTCAGTCTCTGGTTTAAGAATATCGTAGACACCACCGCTTGTTCCCACAGTAAGCTGACCTCCGAGAAATGCACCGCATCGAGTATTGAGGTGTGTTCCTGTAGAAAACTTTGGCTGTGGAGTTCCGCCCTCTGGATTAAGAGCCAATGTTAATCGCTTAGTCTCTCCGCTAGATTGTGGAAAAAAGACATGATAGTGGGCTTGGTCTTGGTCAAACACAGCGCTAATAGTTTCTGGATCGTTTACTGAATTAAAGAAAGATCGGTAAAGAAGATCTACCTTGTCCGACATGGAGTATGAGTACACAAGCAAGCCGTTCTCTTCGGATCGCTTGATAGAATGAATGCCAGATCGCGAGCAGAACAAGAGGTCTGTCCCAGCGTTCTTGATTGTGTTGTGGCTCGCACAACCTATGTTGATGTTTGCGTTGTCGTCGAGGAGCCAGTTGCTGATATTTGGGTCGATCTTAAATACAATGGCTCTGTCTTGCGTAAAGATAACAAGCCTGTTTTGCTCGAAGGAGCCAAGGCCAGTGATCTTGTCTGCTGTGTTTAAAAGGTTTGCAATGTCTAGGAAGCCAGCGCGAAGTGAGTTCGTACTGGTTTCGTCTTCATCCGCAGGAAAGATTTCGTCTTGGTCAACTCTCGATAGATGAACCTGTGTCTCTCTACCGTTTATTCCCGCGACAGCCAGACGACGCTGCACCGATGTGGCAAACGCGGGCTTGAGTTCATTAATTGCGGGCGACAGGTTTTTGGAAAATATAGCGCCGTCGTAGCGATACATATCCTGATCTCGCGACGTGAACTGAACGCCTTGGTTAAAAACCGTAGACGATACAACAGAATTTGTTCTGTATGCAGCCTCTTTGACGTGATCCCTTTCACTTCGAAGGTCAATCGCAGCCCCTGTCTGCTCTGCCCAAACAACTTCAGTCGCGCTGAAGTAGCTTAAATGATTAACAGGATTTGTCCCCTTTTTGAATTTTGCCGCTGCATCTCGCACTATTTGTCCGCGCCAATCGGAGTGTGCGTCCTGTATTTTTTGAAGGTGCTGGTCTTTTCCAGTGTCGAGACTGGAAACATCTCGTGACGTATCAAGCCCTTGAAAGTTTTCGTAAGGGAAAACCTTAAAGCTCTTAACGGCTGGAGATCTAATACTGCTCGACATTAGTAAGTTACCAGACCATTCTTAGCGCTGGTTTGACCACCATTTATATTACGCTTGTTGGTGCCGTTATCCACGACAGTCATCGCAATCTTTGTATTGCCGTTGTAATCGTTCCAGAGAATTTCGTGCATTTTTCTCTGGTACATCGGTATGTAGAGTTCCATCTTGTCACTGGCTTGCTGCACCGAGTAGTGCATCAATAAGCCAGCGACGATGATTTGGTCATCGACTTTTCTAACGTCAGTAGGTGATGTGTAGTAATCAATCGGATCTCCGTCGTAGTATGGGTGTCTCCGAACATCATCAATAACCATGTTGGCAAATTCTAAGAACATGAGCATTACGTCACCGTCCACAGTGCTAGGATGAAAGTCACCGAAGCGCCGTAAGGCTTGTAATGCCAACGTGTTTAGGGGTGAATTGTTTTCCTCGATATGTGGATTAGTATCGCTTTTCGCCATGCGTCTTGCCATTATTCTTCTCGCTTCTTCACTACACGAGCCATTTGAAAGAAATGGTTGGCTTCGAAACGACTTGTGTCGTCAGCCTTAACTTTCCATTCTAATGTTCCACGTGAAAAATTACGGATAGGATTGTATCCTGCGACAGAAAACATGGATGGTTCTGGTTCTCGGCTTTCATACCAGACATGTGTTCCTTCTGGTGATGATTTGACGCCAGCTTCTACGACCGTCTCCCAAGCCTCATTCTGTGGAGTTGAGGGATCGTCTTTTTTGAAGTGACCAGATGAAGTCCTTGCTCTCTTTTTCTTTGTTGCCTTAAGTGCCATGTGTCCTCCAATGGTTAAGGGCGGCGTAGTCCGCCGCCCCCAGTATAGGTGAAACCAAGTTACTGATCGTCCTTAGTTTTTACGTGAAGACCAGTTCTTGATGTAAGCGTGTACCTTGTCTTGGATTAGCTCTAGGCCGCACTCTGTAAGGTACTCGTGCTTTTGGCTGTCAGCATCGTTTGCCTGACGGTTCTCAAGAAGCTGCGTGTCGCGACCTTCAAGATAACGATATGTCAGGTATGGGAAGTCTACGATAATCATAGAGTTCTTCATATTTGGGATCTGACGGAACTGCGGGTGTAGATGAACCATCAAATCACCAGCAAATGTGCCATAGCGAACTAGGTTGACACCGTAAGCGCCTTCGACTGAAGTCGGCTGCCAACGATCTTTACCGTACTGTTGGAGGTGGTTAGCAACAGTTTCGCCAACAAAAGCAATCTTCTGGTTAGAACCATACTTGAAGATTGTTGAGATCAGAAGATCATCAAAGCCTTCTTCTGTCATCGTACCAGCGTTTGAACCGCCATACGTTGCGAAGTCAGTTGTGATGTCAACTGTGTTGGTTAATGTTGTCAACAAGCCGCCTGTGTAACGGGTTGGAGAGTTGGTTGAGCCAGAAGCCTCGTGCTTTTTGCCGAAGAACATCGCTCTTTCGATGTCTGACATATGTAGCTTGAGCGCTTTTGTCATTGCCTCATCCATCTTGTCGCCTGTGCGCAAGTAGGTTGAGTTCAATGTGTTACTGACTTGAAACGCAGTACGGAAAATTTGCGTAAAGTTTGATGCTACTGTTGCATCAAAGCTGATTGCTGTCGGTGATGTTCCACCTTCAGCCGCCGCAAACCCAGCTACGAACAACTCTGCGTCGTCCGCGATCTGGTGTGAAGTTCCGCCAATGTTACGGGTCACGGTCAGCGTTGTAGCTGTCGTGTCCGCAGTGACGTGCATAACCTCACCTGTCGTACTGTTCACAACGATTGCACCACTGACGGCAAACTTGTTGTCGTCTGAAGCGTCGATTGTGACTGTTCCTGTAGATGTGTCAGCGACAGCACCGTTTACAGTCAGTTTACGATCAGGAAGCTCATCTCTAAAGTTTTTGTACTCTGGGTCATCTGTAGGTTCAGAAGATCCCATCGCTAACATAGCGTTTAGAGGTGCGTTTCCATTTGGTTCAAGAAGCGTGAAAAGCTCCCTGTAGTTTTTGGGGCGGAAATCAGAAGCAAACTCGCCTGTTCCGCGCATACCTTGAATTGCTGCCATTTTAATTCTCCTTAAATTGGCTGTTGCGGTTTATGAAGCGAGCCGTTTGCGCCTTGCGCATAAGCCCATAAGTCAGGCCGTAGCGTGACATTAATGCAAAGATAGCGACTAATTTGTGAGTTATCGTCCCTATGCAAAAAAAATACCCCGCTGTCGCAGTGCGTGACCTAACCGAGCGGGGTAAGTTCAGAGGTAGTGTATGGAGTTACGCCATCCCCTTCTTAGCCATGATTGAGTTTGTCATCTGGTCAAGACGAGTTTCTGCTGGCGCGGGTTCCGCTGCGGAGGTTGCGGAAGGTGTTGACCCAAAAGACCCAGTGAACGCTTGTCGTCGTGATGCAATCTGGCGCATACGCTCCATCTCATCAGAGTTCATGGTGTTCTTAAAGTCGGTCATTACTTTATAAGTTAGCCGTGGATCTACAAAATCTTCCATTGTATAGCCGCGTTCTGCCGCAAAGATTTTGAAGTCGTTTGCTTTGTCGTCGCCAATAGCAAGCGCTTGCTGCACACGGTCTAGGTTATTACCTATTGTGCGCTGAACCGCTTCTGCTTGCTGTTTTTGACCAGCCGCCATTCCTTCGCGGGCCGCCTCTACATTTCCCTGCGATTGAGCCAAGACTTGCTGTAGCATACGCTGTGTATCTGCAAGCTGTTTCTGCACACTTGCCATACCTTGTGCGTTGCCAACCATTGTCTCTTTATACAATGGGGGTAGGGTAGCGGCGTTCTCTTCTTCCCACTTCTTTAGTTGATCATCTAGGGTTTGTGGGTTTGACTTTTCGTATGGCGGTCCAGACTTGTCGCCTTCGGTGTTGCCCATTGTTGGGTTCGATTGCGCGGCTGCCTCAACGTTTTTCAGCATCTCGGCCATTTCTTTCGGACCCTTACCAGTGCGTTGCATTAGTTGAACCAGTACGTCGTTGACTGGTTTCATCTGCATTTGCTGGTAATTCATCTTTTTGTAACGGTCGAATGTACCTTGGATTTGCTGTTCTGTAAGCTGTCGTTTGTTTCCGTCTCCCATATCCACTTCGAATATGATTGCGCTTTCAACAACTTTATCGCCCTCAGTTTCTGGCGAACCTTTCTCGGCTGCCTTGTCCTGTGGGGTTTCTTCCTTTTTAGCCTCTGCCGCTGGGGCGGGGGCTGGTTGTGCGACAGGCTCTACGCCCATTGCTTTCGCGGCGATACCGTCGATTGCGGTTGCCATCTGCTCTTTAGTTTGCTTTGCCATTTTTTCTCCTTTCCAGCCGTAGCGGGATATTGGCTATTATGTATTATCAGGACTGACGCTGTCGTCCTTGTGTAGTGCAAGTTCTGCTTCAAGCTGCATTTTCAGTTTGTCGGGTAAATCAAGGAGTGATTTTGCTGCCCAGATGGAACCTCTGCGAAAGTTAATTTCGTCTAGCGTCATGTTCGGCTGCTCTGCTATTGCCATGGCCGCATCGACGACTTCTTGTTCCATTACCTCTTTGATTATCCGCCAACCCTGTGTCTTGAGTAACTTATCTAAGGCGATTGCCTTGCTTTTAGGGTTCATCCCTTACGTTGCTTCTTTCCCTTTTTGGCTTTCGCAGGGGCAGACATCTGCACAGTATGTGCCTTATGTTTTAATTTATTCATGCTATTTCCTTTCAAGCATTCTATCTAACTTTGCGTCGAGTGCATCCAGTCGGTCTATTAGCCTGTTAACGTTGGCATTATAGTCATCTTTGGATATGTAATCTTCGCGAGTTTTGTTTAAGAGAATAGTAACGCGCTTCAGTTCGTCGTGGGTGGACTTAATCCACCACACAACAAAGCCGATTGCAGCCGTAAGAACCGAACTCCAAAGCGCATCCATCTCCATTAGCTGGCTTCTTCTTCTTCTGGTGTTTCAAGAGAATTTATAAGATTGTGCATAAAATAATCCCTAGACACAGTAAGCTGGTCTAGTTGCATTTTTGCTGCCGTGACCTTTGGGTTAAGGTCATTAAGCTGCATGATGCACAATTTCTGCTGATCATTTAAATCCTCAGACTTGTAATCTTTGCCATTAATGCTGATTACGTTATCTTTCTGCTCTGTCATATTTCACTCCTAATAAGGTTCAATGAATACAACATATCCGAAACACTTGTTATGTTTCGTCCTCATTAGCAAAATCTTATGGTTCGGTCGGCCAAACTACTGAAAATGGGAAGCCAGATTGGTTCGGGACATCGCGCAAAGCCTGACGATAATCCGTTTGCGCCTGTGTCATTGTTCTGTCTGATAATGCCCAAACATCTGTAGCCTTCAGTCTGCCGTCTCTATGCTCTCTTACGTTACCTTCTGCAAGCTCTTGTGACAAATTTGTAATCGTGTATGCAGCAGTCCAAACACCATCCTTAAGAACTGGCGTTTCTAATACTGGCTCTTGTACTATCTTGTCGTGGCTTGGGATTTCAGACACTGTAACTGGGTACGCATTATACTCCGAATAGTCAGGAGTTTCTAAAATTTCTACATCTGGAAATTGCTCCCTTGCAGCCGCTAAACTATCTGCGTCTAGTGGTGCAGGGAATGCGACTGTTGGATTGTCAGCTTTTAATGCTGCCATGTCGTAAGGCCATTGCTCTATCGCACCGTCTACATATTTTACCCACATATCATACATCTCCTATAACAAGAATGTTAGTCGTGTTGTATTGGCTAGAACTACTCGGAGTACCCCCACCACTGCTTGCCTGACCATATGAAGTATTGCTGCCAGTCCATTCACCTGACCAAAAAGAAACATACTCATCTGTTCCATGCTCTACTTCATAGTCGTGTGTACCCCAACTAGATACACCCACTGCATTGTTTGTGGGGTTTGCGGGAGTTGAGTTGCTTGTCCCGTTAGCCCAAAACGCCCATATTTTTGAACCACCAAAGGTTCTGCTTGTTTGCGTGGGGTAATCTGACCATAGTCTATTAGGATGGGCAATATTTGTCGTAATAGAACCACTGCGGAAAGCGCTGCCCTGCCTAGAATAAGCTAAGTCTGACCCAGTGTAAGCAAACTCCCACAAAGCAATAGCAACGCCGCCCTCGTGTGTTCTGTTTAAGCCAAAAGTTCCAGTGGCAAACGTGTCGGTTGTTTGCCATGCGTAATAACAGGTGGTTGAAAATGATCTTCTAAAGGAGGACATAGCTGGCCCCATACCTATGCGTTTAGCTGTAGTCGCTGAAGAAAGCGCACTATTCACGGTAAAGGTGTTGTCCCAATTAGGTTGGCTTTCGCCGCTCGCATCCCTACTTCCAACCGCCATAATATACCAATAATCATTTGATGACATACTGTTTGTAGTGATGTTGTTTATCGTGCTAAAACTTATGCTGCTATATGAGGTACTTGTGGATGTTATTGGCTGGTATGCTCCTAAAAAAGTAAGGGTCAAAGGATCTGCTGTGGGTCCAGCCGCTGCTGCGCGTCTTCGAGTAAACATTAACTTGCACCTATATGGGCTATGTAAATTGTGCTTAACGCCCGCCATACTTCCCAGTAATT